CGGAGTTATAGAGGGGCGTCGTAAAGAGACGAATAACTACTGATGGCGAAGAAGGACAACTCATTACGCAAATGGTTTTCCCAGAATGACGGGAAGGGTTGGGTTGACTGTAAGACTGGTAAGCCCTGTGGTCGTCAGAAGGGCGAAAAGCGCAAGGGTTATCCGGCCTGTCGTCCTACTATGGCGCAGTGTACGTCAGCTTCTAAAAAGAAGAAATCTTCTAAGCGGATTAGCTGGAAAGCCGATGGTGGTTTGGTAAGAGTGTTTTGATAACTGAAGGAGTTATGCTATGAAAGATCTAAGTGGTGACGGCAAAGTGACTAAGAAAGATGTTCTGATTGGTCGCGGTGTAATCGAGAAAAAGAATGGTGGAATGTTAAACGGCTATATGGGCGGTGGCATGATTAAAAAAGGCTACAAGAACGGTGGCAAAGTTAAAGGCTACAAGGGTGGTGGCAAAGTCATGGGCTGCAACACTGGCGTTCAGATGTCCGGATTTAAAGAAGCTGGGGATTACTAATGACAACTTCGGGTTCAAGAGACTTCAATCTTGATGTTGGTGAGATCATCGAGGAAGCATACGAGCGGTGCGGATTAGAGGTCCGCACTGGCTATGACGCTCGTACAGCGCGTCGGTCTTTGAACCTGATGTTTGCTGAATGGGCTAACCGGGGTTTAAACCTGTGGACGGTAAAGCAGGCGTTCTTCACCGTCACACAAGGCACAGAAGAATACAGTTTAGAGTCCGATGTTGTTGATCTATTAGACGTTGTCCTGCGTAGAAACAATACAGACTACGAAGTGCAGCGGATCAGCCGTGGAGACTATGCTACTCTGCCAAACAAGACAACGCAGGGCAGGCCAAGTCAGTTCTGGCTAGATCGCCAGATTTCTCCCAAGCTGTATCTTTGGTCTGTTCCTGAAAACTCAACGGATCAGATTCGTTATTACTATGTTCGCAGGATCGAAGATGCTGACGACTTGGTGAATACAACGGACATGCCGTTCCGGTTTTACCCTTGTATGGTTGCGGGTTTGGCCTACTACATGGCCGTCAAACGTGCCCCTGATCGGGTTCAAATGTTAAAGACGATTTATGAGGAAGAGTTCCAACGTGCTGCGGACGAGGATCAAGGCCGTACTCCGTTGAAGCTCCAGCCTAGCTTGAGTTACTTGAGGGTCTAATGCCTTACGCTGCGGGAAAAAATGCTTGGGGAATATCTGATCGGTCTGGTCGCCGTTACCGTCTTCGTGAGATGAAGGTAGAGTGGACTGGTGCCAAGGTCGGCCCCGATGAGTTCGAGACAAAACAGCCTCAGTTGTTCCCGCCCAAGGCTTTCCCTGATCCTCAAGCACTGATGAGTCCGAGACCAGAGACTGGCCTTGCGGAGCAAAGGGCGTTACAGTGGGGGTGGAATCCGGTTGGTTTTGCGTACATCCCAGGTATCAGCCCTCCTGACAACTTGGTCGCTCAAGGCTCAGTTGGAACAGTAACGGTGGTGACAACATGAGTTTTACATACGCGGAGCTTAAACAAGCTATCGAAGACTACACGGAGAATAACGAGGCATCGTTTATCCGTAACATTCCTTTGTTTATCCGTCAGGCTGAAGAGCGGATTCTAAAGAATGTGCAGCTGAGTTTGTTCCGCAAGAACGCTACAGCAAATGCGATTGCGTCTACGAAGTATTTGCCGTGCCCATCAGACTTTTTGGCCCCGTTCTCGTTGAGCTATGTGGATCCGGCTACAAGTGATAAGGTTTTCGTTGAGTTCAAAGACGTGAGCTTTCTTCAAACGTACACGCCGGATGCTACGACAGAGGGTACACCTCGGTACTATGCGATCTTCGACGTTGATAACTTCTTGTTGGCTCCGACTCCAGAAGCCTCGTATTTGATGGAGTTGCACTATTACTACCGTCCGCAAAGCATAACGGCTCTTGCGGACACGGGCACGACTTGGCTGAGTAAAAATGCAGAGTTAACTCTGCTATATGCGTCGTTGATCGAGGCGTATGTTTACATGAAGGGTGATCCAAATCTGATGGGCGTTTACGATAAACGCTTCCAAGAATCGTTGATTGGCCTTAAAATGCTGGGTGAAGCTAAAGAAACTACCGACGAGTATCGTACTGGTAGAGTTATAAGGGCTAAACAATAATGTTTGAGTTTAAGGTAGAAGTTGATAAGAATAACCCCATCGTTGGCGTTAGAACCACCGAGAACCGAGGCTTTACTCCGGAAGAGTTAGCGGAGCAATGCGTTGAAAAAGTGATTTCGGTCTCCGATAGTACCCATCCAGGTATTAGGGACCAAGCCCGTGCTTTCTCTAAGCACATCGAAAAGGTTGTTGCATATTATATGCGGCAGGCTATTCGCAGTGACCGCACAACAGTGTATAACACACTTAAAGACGCGGGACATCCCGATCTGGCTGAACTCATAAGGAGACTATAACCATGGCCTTTACTGGAAACTTCATGTGTACATCTTTCAAGGTAGAACTCTTGAAAGGTCAACACGATTTTACTAACGGAAACGATCAGTTCAAGATCGCTCTGTACGATAACAATGCTTCGTTTACCGCAGCGACTACAGACTACACGGCTACTGACGAAGTAGCGGCGTCTGGTTCGTATTCTGCTGGAGGTGGCACGTTGACAAACGTCACGCCGACATCGTCTTCGACCACAGCGTTTACAGACTTCGACGACATCACGTTTACGTCTGCGACGATCACTGCTCGTGGCGCGTTGATCTACAACACGCAAACAGGTGGCGGTTCAGGCACTACAGATACTGTTGTTGTCTTGGACTTTGGTTCAGACAAATCCTCTACAGCAGGGGATTTCCAGATCGTGTTCCCAACAGCAGACGCATCTAACGCAATCATCCGTATCGCGTAAGGGGGCCATCTAATGGCTTTAGTCTCAGGTTTTGGTCGAGGTTACTGGGGTGAAGAGGGCTTCGGCTCCGTCATCCCAGTAAAACCTACCCAAGTAGTTAATGCTTGGAACGAGGGAGCTTGGGGCGACGTTGGTTTCGGCGGGATTAGTCGTCAGCCTGCGGCGGCAGTAGGTCAAGTAGGAGCGGCTCGCGTTAAAGAGTCCGCTCTTGTCAATGTTACAGGGCTTGAAGCTACATCGGGACTGAACGGAAATGTAACGATCTTCACCGATCAGAACATCCCGCAGACGGGTCTTGAGGCTACTGGTGGCGTAGGTTCTGTTTCTATTGCAGCCGATGCAGTGGTTAACCCAACGGGTGTCGAAGACACTTCCGAAGTAGGTTCTGTCACTGTGCTTGAGGGATCAGGTGTAACTGTTCGTTTCGACGGATGGGGGCGTCTTGCTTGGGGCAGTGGATCTTGGGGTGTTTCCGTTACTCCGGCGGCAGCGGTTGGCGAAGTCAACGCGGTCACGGCTACGGGTGATGCGAACGTGCCAGAAACGGGTCTTGAGGCTACAATGCCAATCAAGAACCAAGAAGACCTCAACACGTTTACAGGTTTTGGGGACGCGGCGCTTTCCACCGCAGCATCTAAGTTTGGTTCAGCCAGCTTGCTGCTTGATGGAAACGGGGACTACATCCGAGCGGATAATAACGTGTTCTGGGGTGACGCGGACTTCACGGTTGAGTTTTGGTTCCGCGGCGGGGATGTCGAGACGGGCAACTACATTCTGTTCGACAACCGTATTTCAGGGTCCAACGGGATTCTAATCACCATTGCTTCGGGTTTTGCTAACCTGATTATCAACGGTACTGCGTATGGAATCGGTGGATCTGTAACCAACAACACTTGGCACAGCGTTTCGTTTGTTCGAGACGGCACGAACCACTCTTTGTTCTTGGACGGCGTTAATGTCGGAAGTAGGACTCAGTCTGCTACGGACTATTCGGATAGACAGTTCGTTCTGGGAGCAAGTCAGACCAGTCTGGGTTATCAAGCCTTTGATGGCAATATAGACGAGTTCCGTGCATCAAGCATAGCCCGGTATACAACAGGGTATACTCCCGCGACATCTGCGTTTACTGCCGATCAGTACACACCAATTCTGTTGCACTTTGACGGGGCGAACGGTTCGACCACTTTTACAAATGACGGTCTTCTGACTGTTGTCTTTGTGACAGGCGGCACGGGAATAGATGTTCCCGTCACCGCACCTCAGATGGTTGGCGAGGTTGGTCAGTTCGACATGACGGGCGATGCTAATGTCTATCCAGACGGCATTGCACCAAACGGTGAGGTAGGCCAAGTCGAGGCCAAGGGCATTGCACGAATTTTCGTAAGCGGCTTGTCCGCAACAGGGGAAGTAACGG